TCTCCAGTTTGCGGCACTTCTCCGTCTGGAAATAGTTTCTCAAACTCTTCTGTTGTCACGGTAAATAATACACCGCCACCAGCATTATCTTTTACTTCCATGCGGCAGCGATTCCAGTATTCACCACCCTTTTCTGGTGGTGAGTGACAAGATTTAACCTTTTTAAAATCTGACATTCTCAATACGTCAATGGGGTGACGAGAGAATAATATCATACCACTTGATGCTCCTGCTTTTGAAGGCTCATAATAGCCTCCATTAACCAAACCAACTAATTGTTCCAATAGCACTACGTTATTAGTAAAGAAAGCGTGTTTTCCTTCTTTACCTTTGCCACCTTGCCACCATTGAAAAAATTCTGGTAGATATTTTTGAAGCCCTTTTGCAAAACTTAGTTCTACTTTTCGCTCTTTTCCTTCACCTTTTGATGGTATGAAAAAATATTGTAGAACAATATTACCAGTTGTTTTTTCAATGGTTGGAATTGGGTCGCCTTCTTGCCAACCTTGTGGTTTTTGTTTTTGTTGAACAGTTTGTTCTACAACTTGCCACATAGGGGGTCGAAAACTTTTAACATTACCTGTTCCTTCTTCGTCCCATTTTAATTGTTCTCTTCTTAATTCTGCTCTGACTTTTTGTTCAATATTATCAAGAGCAAATTTAAAGTTCTCAATATCTTCATTGCCATATGGCATTATGATTCTGGTTTTTGGATTGCCCGCTTCTGGCATACCAAAAATATCATTGAATGGCATATCAGTTGCTCTACCACTTTCTGCATTTCTAATTTCATCTTGGATAGCATCGATGTGCCTTTCATCCATTTCGCAAATTAAATCTTTGCGTTCAAGATGATTGTTCCAAACACCTAAAAACTTCTTTATTTCGTTCATAACTGTAGCGACCTTATGATATAAATAGCATAAAAACAATTAAAGGCACCTCAAATAGATGCCTTTAATTATTAACTTATTAGATTATACTGACGGGAAATCACTAGATTTTTCTCTAACACGACTATAATCATCTTCGATTCTTACAACATCATGTAAATGGTTTGTAGACACCTCAACCAATTCTACTGCTTCTTCACGCGCTTCAAAGCGATGAATATGGTTTGGTAGAACATGGTAGGTATCACCCTCAACCATTTCTAGGATTTGTAGACTATCCTTATTCTCTCCATAGTGGAGATATAATCTACCCCTCAAGACCCTAATAGTCTCTTCCTTTTGTTGATGGTACTGTAGAGATAATTTAGAATTACGATTGATGTAAAGGATTTTACCTACATAATCGCTTGTCTGTGCCCAAATCTCTTCGTGACCCCAAGGCTTTGATACATGCTTCGTTGTTCTCATTCTCCCTCCCCCCAAAACATTTTTGATTTCTTCTCGTCAGTTAGGAACATTGCAGACAACTTACCGTTTGCAAGAACCTTAAAATAATATGGTAGTAAATTACCAAATCTCTTGAGTTTGGATTTACTTTGATTACGATTTAAATAATTGACACAACCAGCGTAGATATCTCTATCACTATATCCTTGACTACGCAAAGATTCAACGTCTACCTCAATATAAGCAACAATAGGATAAAGCGTTTTTGAAACTGGTTTTACTGGTACACGACAGGACGAATAATTACCAAGTTTCTTTTTAGCATCTGCTTTTGGTGGAATAATATTACCCCACTCATATGTCTCTTCAAAGCGACATTCAAAAGAATGTGTGGTATCCTCAAACGGATTTAAATAATTATCAAGATAGGTATAGACAGGCCCACTATCTTCTACTGTTTCATTTTCAGTAGATACAATAACAGACTTTGGTTTGCGTGTCCGCTTGGTAATCTTTGGTGCTTCTACCTTCATAGCAGAGGTATTTTTAGAAGCAGCAGGACGCCCACGTTTCTTTGGGGCTTCTAGTTTAACACCATTTGAATCAGTCTTTGGCTTGTTCTTTGAACCTTTAGGACGACCCATTACTTTTTCTCCTTGAGATAAGTTGAAGATAGGTGATTACCTGCTACGATAGCAACGACTTCAATGCCCGGAAAAACCTTGTAGGCATCGCTAATTGAATCTTTACCATTCTGTGAACCATGAAAAGTGTGAACAACAGACTTTCCATCTTTATATCCAATTACAGTCCAAATCATATTTACCCCTTTAGAAGTGACTTTTGTGATGTACGAATCTTCTCGTACACCGCCTCTGTGTCTCCAAACACGACAATTTCATAATTTCCTGTTCCACTATTGCGGACTGAAATACGAGTGAATCGCATTGCTTGGTTAACGCCTAAATCGTTTAGTTTGCCCTCTTGCAAATATCGTCCAAAGTTCATATCCTCTCGTACCATTACAACATGATTAGGATTGATATAAACCTCACGAACTCCAATCTTCGTTGACATAGACTCTTGAAAAATCTCAGTAAGTTTAACCATCTTCGCTCCTTTGTTTAAATGGGTAGATGTTTTCGTTCTCGGTGGCCCAATAATCGCCATTGACATAAACTGTTGTCATTTCTTCATTAATTGAATCTAACAACACCCCCATCATTGGGGCTGTTGGAATATAATATCTCTGTGGATTCTTAATGTTATTCGGGTCATACATGCAGCAATTTGCTGGTATATGAACTAAATCACCCTTCGTTGGACGATTCATCGCTGGTGTCAGTTGTTACTTTCTTTGCTACAGTATTAGTATAACCCGTTATGATAGCCGCGCAATCCTGTAGTCTGTAATCTATACTACTAAGACTCTTACGAAGGTGATGTATGTTTTCTAAAGCCTTTAACATATTGTTATCACTAATATTATCATTAATTTCTTTAATATCCATATTATTTGGAAAAGAAACTTCGTCTAACAAATTAATGATTTCTTGAGGTATATCTTCTAATTCGACAGAATATGTAATTCCTACTCTCATTTTAGTATAATCTCCGCTATTTCTTGTATAATATCTATGCTTAGTGGGAGATATCCTTTGGTATTTTCATACTTACCATGCAGTTGCAGATACTTCTCCACTTCTCTAGCATACCTCTTAACATAAGATACTTCGGGGAGATTGTCAAGGTAAATCGGATGGACGTATACACAATCTCGTCCTTTACCTAAATTGACTGCTAGTGGAATTTCGTCTACAAACAGAACACCGCTCTTTGTCCATAGATTACCAGAGCGATTTTTAGCTGGCTTAAGACGGGCATAATTGTACATATTATCCCATTGCCAGATTACTTTATCATTATTGACGGTTTTATAAGAAGATTTATTGATTTTAAATAAACAATATTCTCTTTTAATTTTATCTGACATTCATACTCCATTTAAGAAGTATAACTTATCTTGGCAACGATAGCAAGTCCCAAATTATTTTTGCTATAACACCAGCCATGCTGGTGGCAAATATCCACATAAACTTAGATTGTGTATCTTTCCATTGTTCTAATGTTCGTATACGTGGATATATGCCTGTGTCGGGGTCTTTAATCTTTTGCATATCTTGTGCAAATAAGTCTTGCGCGGATTTTATAGTGTCTACCGTGGTTACTAGTCTATCAAGTTTTTTATCTAAATTTACTATTGCTTCTTTCAAATCAGACATATCTTGGTCAGTAGTACCCACGATAGAACCCTCCATTACATGCAATGCTATCTACATATAATTAGTTTATACTTTGACAACAGCATAGTTGGTAGTAATTAAAGTTCCTGCCGCAGATACAGAATTTTGTACTGCACAACGAGTGACTTTTGCGGGGTCAATAATGCCAGCTTTAACCATATGTTTTACGGTTCCTGTTCTAAAATCGTAGCCCTCAAACCATTCTTCCTTACCTGCAAGTTCTACTGTCTGGATAATTAAGTCTGGTGATTCACCAGCGTTTAATGCCATTTGTCGAACAGGCTCATAACAAGCACGCTCTACAATTAGGAAACCCATCTTCTCTGCTTCAGTCAAATCATCGGCCTTCATTGCATTTCGCTTGAGTAGTTCTGCTGCACGCAATAGTGCAACACCACCTCCGGGCAAGATACCCTCTTGTTGTGCCGACTTAACTGCTTCCAAAGCATCTTCGATACGATGCTTCTTCTCAATCATTTCAACTTCTGTAGCAGCACCTACGCGAATAATGGCAATGCCGCTTGCAAGGCGCGTAATACGTTCCTGTATACGTTGGGCATCGTGGATGCTATCTGTGCTTGCCATTTCAGACTTAAGTGATTCAATCCGTTGGTCAATTTGTTCATAAGAACCTTTGCCTCCCACAATTGTTGTTAGATTTTTGGAAACTTCAATTGACTTACAACGACCGAAATCTGTAAGTTTAACTGCTCCAAGTTTCATTCCAAGCGTTGTAGATACATAGGTAGCACCAACTGAAACAGCCAAGTCTTTTAGAATTGCTCTGCGCTCCTCTCCGTATCTTGGTGCTTTGATACCTACAACCTTCATAGAGCCACGGACTGCGTTCATAATAAGAGAGGCAAGTGCTTGTCCTTCAATATCATCTGCAACGATAACAAGAGGTCTACCCTCTCTTGCAACCAATTCAAGAACTGGTAGCATTTCATTTACAGTCTCAAGTTTGTGGTCTGTTACAAGAATATATGGGTCGTCATATTTTACGACGCCACGACGTTCATCGTTGACGAAAGCAGTTGCTAGATATCCACTATCAAAGCGGAAGCCCTCTACAATATCAAGAGAGGTTTCCATAGAACGTGCTTCTTCAATAGTGATAGCCCCGTCTTTACCTACCTTATCTACGGCAGTAGCAATTAATTTACCAATAGAACGGTCATTGTTGGCTGAGATAGTGGCGATATCCTCAATCTCTTGCTCGCTTGATATTGGTACTGCAATCTCATTAATAACAGATACAATCTCGTTTGCAGCGGCGTCCATTCCACGTTTAAGGTCAATAGGGGATACACCAGCACTAATATACTTCTGTGCCTCACGAAGCATTGCACGGGCTAGGACGATGCTAGTAGTAGTACCATCGCCAGCCTGTGCAGCGGTTTGTTGCGAGGCTTGCTTAATTACTTGAACACCCAAATTCTCAAATGGGTCAGATAACTCAATAAAATTAGCAACTGTAACACCGTCTTTGGTAATTACAGGTTTGCTACCATCATAAAGAATTACGTTTCTTCCTTTTGGCCCTAATGTTGAAACAACATTATCAGCCAATACATTTGCGCCACTAAGGATTTTCTCGCTTAGTGTGCGACCATTACAATATTCCTTGCTCATACGAACCTCAAAGTATAGGGGAATTATAACCAGATATTAGAAAATGTCAAGTGCTTAATTAAACTTCTGGCTGCTGTTCTTGCGTTAAACCTGCTGGGTCTGTTGCTAGTGTGGTAATGATTTGACCACCTTGGTTGATTGCTGTTTGATTTGCTGCAATCGCTTCGGTTCTATCAGTAGAACTAAAGTATTTACCGATATTTTCGGTAAAGTCTTTTGTAGTTTGTAGTAATTTCATCAAATCTTCACCAATCTTTTCAATATAGATTTTTGTCAATTCATCTATATTTGCTTGGGACAAGTTAAGTTCACCATAAAATTCAGTTGAAAGAAGGTCATTTAGTTTATATAAGTCTGGGCCTGTAATAGACCATTGTGCGCCACCCTCGCCACCAGATAGTTTACCCTCATTCAATAAGCGTTTCTCTTCTGCGTGGAATTTACCAAAATAAAATTCTGCTAATGTTTGTTGTTTTTTAGCCATAGCATTATCAAATATTGCTTTGATTTGGTCTTTAAATTTTTTGACAGAGTTTACAGATGTTTTGCCTAGTTTTGTTAATACTTCTGGTGTAACATTGTTTTGATACCAAACCTCAAAACTTGGTGCAGACTCTGGGTTGTTTGCATAGTTAAGTGCTGCTTCTTCGGCTGTGTTTTCAAAATCCAACATATATCCGCTTGATGCTCGTTGTGTATAACCAGCCTTTCCACCTACTTCTTCTTCACCACCTTCCTCAGATGGTGCAGAGACTAAATTACCAGTTTCATCTATTTTATTAAACATACCTCTTTTTTGGTCATAGCCCGGAATATTCTTCATTATTTGAGCCATGCTCAAACGCCATTCTGGCGTATCATCCCAAGAAGTTGTGTGTGCTTTTAACTCATTGGCATAATTACCAAACAATTTTTGATTTCTAGTTTGCATCATTGCATCAACAAAATTATCTCTTGTAATCATAAAATCAAATATTGCCAATTTAGATACATTGTCGCCTTCTACATCCTTATATGCAACAAGATATTTGATTTTTGATTCACCAGTATTTCCACGAAGGAATAAATAATCGACAAGATTTGTAAAACTTCCGTGAATACCTGTTTTTGGACTTAGCAATTTCAAACTTACATTCTCACCAGTTTCTGTAATAAAGTCCTCAATTGGTAAAGTACCGCCAACACGTTCAGATACTTGTGAACCTTTTGTTAATGCAGCCATAAATCCTTCAAATACGAAACCAGCAGAAGCTTCGTTATAATCATTCAATGCTGCTTGTAATGCTTCAATGATTTGAAGAACGTTCAATACTTTATTAATCTTTCCGCCCGGAGCCTTTTTAATAGCCTGTTTCGTATCGAGGAATGAATTAAGATGTTGTATTCTCTCTTTCATACCGCCCTGTTTGGTAATAGAAGCAAAAATTCTATCAACCTCTTGACGAGAATGATTGGCTGGATTTCCCCACGCCTCCGTTGGTGTAAGTTTTGGAATGGGGATATCTACACTAAAACGCTTTGCTTGGGCTTCATTTAAGACACCAGAACCAGCAATAGATTGTTGAACTTCGTTTATCAACGAAAATAATTCATTGATATCCATTTGCTTTTTATTGTTATTTTTTTGTGGTTTCAAAAAGTTTTCAACCATTAAATCTATTTCTTGTTTGTTCATATCTTAAATAGTTCCTATTTTAGAATACTTCGTCAGCAATACCTAATTCTACTGCTTCCTCTGCTGATAAATAGACGTTTACCTTCTTATTTATCATCTTTTTAAGTTGTGCCTCTGTCATATTAGTTTCTTCAGCCAATAGTCTGATATAGGTTTTCTGAATATGACGAATCTCTTCCATTTCGTTTTCAAGATTATGGAAGGAACCAACGTTACCACCAGCTACTGAGTGAATCATAACGCGACAGTTCTTGCCAATACGACGTTTACCTTTTGTACCTGCTGCTAGGATTAATACACCAGCAGACATTACCTTACCAATACCAAAAGTATGGATTGGGCATTTTGCTTTGATAACACGCATCATATCGTACAATGATAGCATATCATCAGCACTACCTCCGGGGGTAGAGATTAGGAATTCAATAGGGTCAATTACGGTTTGAGTTCCCTCTTCTGGTTTCTCTGGGTTGATTGGCTCTTCTACTTCTGCGGTTGCAGCAAGTGCAATAAGACCGCCGATAATCTCTGATACTTTCTTCTCTTCTACTTCACCATAAAGACCAATAGTTCTAATATCTGGTTCATCATCACCAGCCAAGATAGGAATAAGTGCTTTGGTTAATGCTTTAGACTCGCCTTCGCTTTCTTTATCTTCGCCTGTCTCGTCTACTTCTTCAACATCATCTTCAACACGTTTTTTACCGAATAGATTGAATCGCATATTATCTCCATTGCTTTATTAATATAACACAAGTACGGGGTATGTCAAGTAAAAAAGCCATACACCAATTAAGATGTATGGCTTAGTTTTACACAACAATGATTGTTATAATTAACCTACGAGTCTTTTAATAACTCTCTTGAGAGTCTCATTTATGATTTCATCATCTGAAACCATTTCGGCTAGGGTTTCATCTTCACCCTCTTCGCCAGCTTCCATTTCGGCTTCGCCTCCAGCGTCGGGTTCAGCGAGTTCATCACCTCCCTCTTCACCTCCACCTTCGTCACCTTCTTCGGCTCCACCTTCCTCTCCAAGACCCATTTTTACTAATACGTTTTCAACTGCTTTCTCAATCATAGCCATAAGTTGGTCGTCCTCAACTGTCATTTCGGACTCGCCGCCTTCGGCTCCCATATCAGCACCCATATCTTCGGCACCAGCTTCGGCACCCATATCGCCGCCCATATCCATCTCTGGGGCTGCTTCTTCTTCACGTTCACCAGCCATACCATAATTCTCGTTGAGTTTAACGCCAGAAAGCTTGGCCCAACGGTTTACTTGTGATTCACTTAATAGTCTCTTGCTCATTGTTGTATAACTCCTACAGATTTAAATAGTAATAAAGTAAACAAAAATCATAAATCAATATTATTTTCTTCTAATATGTCAAAAATATTTTCGATTTCATCCTTATCTAATGCAAATTCTTTTAAAATCTGCTGACCATCATTAATTAGTTTTCTATTTTGTTTATTCCTTTTTTTATTTTGTATTGATTTTTTTACTTTTATTGATTCAACAAAATCTAATATATGTGGGTCATTGTTTAGATAAGCATAAATAACTTCCCTAAAGAAATCAGTCTGACCTTTAAAATCGTCATATCTTAGACGAATTAAAAAATCAATCTGAGTTTTCTCTGGAAAGTTTAATGCGATGCGCTTTAACTTGTCACTCACCATTTCTGCTCAAAATATGTGTGCTGGATTCGTGTGCAGAAGCAGAGGTTTGACGCACAAACTTTGCCTTGTGCCAAAACTCTACAATATTCCTAGCACCAGAGTAACTGAAGCCAGAACGTATTCCATTATCAAGTTGTTCAAGAATATCTCTTGCACTTCCTTTATATGGAACAGATGTAGAAATGCCTTCCAAAGACGATGCCTTACCTCTCCAATCCATTTGTGCTGCTTTTGAGGCCATTCCTCTATAACTTTTACGAGGTTGTAAGTCTTTTCCAAGATAAGTTTCTCCCGGTGTTTCATCTGTTCCTGCAAGGAGTGAACCAACCATTCCAAAATCAGCACCAGCAGCAATAGCTTTAGTAATGTCTCCACTATTTTTAATGCCACCGTCCGCAATAATTGCGACATTGTAAACACTCCTCACGCAATCCAGTATAGAAGCCAAACTAGGAACTCCATGACCAGTTTGAATACGAGTAGAGCAAATGCTACCGCCACCAATACCAACACGAATTGAATTAGCTCCCCAAGCAGCCAGATGATTAAACCCATCAAGAGTCGCAACGTTTCCAGCCATGATGTGTGGCCCATTACCCAACTCCTTTCTTAAGTTGGTAAGTGCATTTTGCATCAAAATATGGTCGCCGTGTGCTACATCTACGCATAGAATTCTGGCCCCTAAACTAACTAGTCGCTTTGCACGTTCTAGATAATCTCCACTAATTCCTATTGCAAATCCTACTTTATCGGCAGAAACATTCTCAAAGATAGTCTCTGCCATTTCACATTGTTTATCTACTGTATTGTATCTATGGACAATTCCAAGACCACCCATTCTAGCCATAAGGATAGCCATTTTAACTTCGCAAATTGTGTCCATTGGAGAAGCGATAATTGGTAACTCAAATGATAAGCCTCTATCTTGGTCTAGCCAAGACTGAAGGCTAACCTCTTTACGAGATTCAATGTCGCTATACTGTGGAACCAAAAGCACATCATCATAAGTTAGAGTTTCAACAAATTTTGGTACACCATGAATGCTCATTTGACTCCTCACATTTTTTCGTCAATATATTTATCTAATTGTTTCTTGAAATATGATTCACTAAAGCCAGAACGTTCGTCTGGTTTCTCTGGATATTTCATAAGATGGGCGCGCTTTGCAGCATCTTCCTCTTTTGGATTAACAATGTAAACTTCTGGTACACCATCGATAGTGAAGAATCTGGTAAGATTCTGTTGTGTAACTGTATTTACATTTCCAAAATTAAACTTGTCAGAATATTCATCAGCGATATTCTCAAATATTGGTTTAAATGCTTTGCAAAGGTGACAAGAACTGGTTGTAAATTTAATCACAACTGGTTTATCAGATGCCATTACGGTATCTTTAAAATTAAGAAAGGTTATCTCTGTAACATTACTTTGTTTTGGTCTTATCATCTTTTGTTGCCTCAATAAATTTGATATATCTATCTAGATACCATCGTGCTTTTTTCAAGTCTTCAAGAGCATCATTTTTATGCTCTGCTCTTGCAACATATTTAACTACATTTCCAAGATGAAAACCAAGTTTCCAATCTTCAATTGCATCAATTACTTCAATTTTTCCAGCATTGTAATGCTGTGGGTGATTTACTGCTTCTTTACTCATTGAATAATCCCCTTGCTTCATCTTCCAAATACGCCTTAACATTAGACCAACATTCGGGGCAATATAAGTTAACCCGTTCGCTCTGTGCGTAAACCGTGACCGACCACGTTGTAACGTGTTCTCTATTCTTTTTATCATAGTCTTTACTGCATCCTGTACATTTATCTGGCAATTTACCGAAAAGAACATTCTTTTCTGCCATAGCCTGTTGGGCTTTTCTAATCTTTCTTGCGCTACTCATATTATCGTCCTGTGCTTCCAAACCCACCAGCACCACGTTCTGTTGCAAGAAGAGAATCTACAAATTCAAACTCTTCGGTGCTAATCTTCTCTGGAATTGCTTGAGCGATTCTATCACCTAACTCAAAGTGAAAATACAACTGAGAGGTATTGTGGAGAACTACCATCCACTCTCCTCTATAACTTGAATCAATAACTCCTGCAAGTACATTCACACCACTTTTAACTGCAAGACCAGAACGAGGAGCAACACGCATATAATACTCTGGGCTGAATGAAGTGGAAATACCTACAGGTACTGCCATTCTTTCTCCGGGCGCAATTGAACCCTCTTCTGTAGCGTATAGGTCAAATCCAGCGTTACCATTATCACGCTGTTTAAAATTAATAAACCCAGATTGTTTCATAACTTTTAGATTAAGACTCATTTGTTCCTCTTTTTAAAAATAATAGTTTCATCAGTTGGCTTATTTGTCTTTTCAAGCCATTCTAATGATTCAACCCAATCTTCTGTGGATTGCTGATTATCATACATATGCTTAACTTTCGGCCAATCATCAACCATCTTCTTCCAAACATCGATTGGAATTTGAATCATGGCTTTATCATTTGATACCTCAAATTCATGACCCTGCACCATTAGATAGATGCTGCCATAATCAAAGATTTCTTGATATAGGTGATAATTTGGCCCATACGAAAGGCTTACTTTTGTACTCATGCTGCTGCCTTGTTGTGCATATCACGATAGCGGAAAAGTGCAAGCTCCTTCATCTTTGCTTCAATCATGATATCAACATCAAGACCGTGAGTATCGATATAGCGATACACATAATCCGAATGTGCTTGGGCAGGGCACTTGATTTTCTGCTCGGCAGAACGAGACTCTGAGTAATGTACGACAGGCTTGATATCGCCCCATGTAGAAGCAGCGATATGAATTGCATCACGTTCAGAAGTACCACCAGTATTGAGTGAATGATGATGATAGTCAAAGACAATTGGAATACCTGTATGCTTGTGTACTAGATTATATAGTTCCTGCGTAGAATATAGTGAAGCCTTGTCGTCATTCTCAAGTGTAAAACGTGAACGAATTTTCTCGTCAAGCAACTCAAAATTGTGCAGAAACTGTGTAACAGCCATAGGCTTGTTCTTGTACGTCGCACCAACATGAATATTAATCTTGTTGTATGGAGTACGAGAAAGACCCATCAAATCAAGAATATCTGCATGTACCGTCAAGTCCTTGATGGTATTAGCAGTTACAGATGGATTAGAAGATGTGAGTTTGTTAAATGGACCGGGATGGAAAGTAAGTCGCTGATTGGTTGCGGTAGCATACTCCCCACACTTACGAAGCAAAGCTGAAACACGCTCAATGTTCGGGAGATTATAGATACCGAATTCGGATGCCCAAGGAACCATATCGGAGGACATACGATAGAACCCAATTCCGTTTGCTGTATTCCATTGTAGAATTTTATACAAGTCCACGAAATTCTGTTCAGCAAGTTGTGCAGCGTAATTAATCCCCCGTTCATTAAAAGTCTTCCTAATCATTGTCCGATTGGTAGTGACCTTGCGCTTGGCAGGTACATCGGAAAGAGTCATATTAATACAGGCATAGCCCAAGTTCTGTGTAGACACTAGAAACCCCTTGTGTATAGAAGACTATAGCACAAGGGGTTTCGGGGGTCAAGAAGTTTATTGAAGGAAAATTATTTTTCTCTCCAGACATTACGCCCAGCGTCACCACCCCATAGGGCAGATTCGTATTCTTGTGCGGTTGCTGGTACTACAGCCATTTTATAATACTTTCCATCTTCGCCTTTCCAAACATTTCCACCACCACCGTATAAATCACTCTCATATTCTTGTGGTGTAGATTCTATTTTTCCGCGTTTAAAATATGTACGCTCCTCTGGGGGAACAGCCTCACGGGCAGCATAATATTCGCTAGCTCTAGCAGCAAATTCTTTTTCTGCTTGTCTATTACGCGCTCTTGATGCAAGCATTTTAGCCTTTCTTTCGGGGTCCATTGGTGCTTCAGACAAGGCATTTTTTAACTCTTGCTTGATTATGTTTCTCAATTGAGATTCGGTTATTTTCATGATTATAATCCTTTTTAATACATATCCCTTTCAGCAGGGTCAATCCATATAGGGCCAATATTTCTAACGTTTCTATATCTTGGTCTTAAGGTATAGCCATATCCCATGCTTCCTTCTTCTGGTTCATAGAACATTGGGTTTGGCACCATTCCTTTTGGTGTTCCATAAGCTTCGCCAACACCCAGAGACATAGGCGCATATCCCTCTGCTGCACGACGCTCTGTTTCTGCTTTCGCGGCAGCGCGTTCTCTATCCCACCTTGCTGAACGTTCCTCTGAGGCTTTCTTATTTGCTGCTCTCGTAGCGGCTGCTTTTGCTGCTCTCGCTGCTTTTACTTCTGGTGGTAATTGAGAATTTTTATATTTACGGGCTGCACTACTAATACCTGCACGGAATTCTTGTGGTATTGCTTCATAGTGAAAATCATTAACTGTTAATTCACCAGTTGATGCTTTAGCAACCATTTCTGCATAAATTTCATTAAGTCTATCAACATATGATTGAGCCAGTTCACTCATTGGTGGTTGTTCAAATTGTTCCATTTCTGCTTCTGCTACAACTTTGCGTAGTTCTTGTTTAACTACGTCCCTTAATTGAGATTCGGTTACTTTCATTTTTTAAATCCTTTACTTTATAAATAGTCAGAATCAAAGATAGTGTTCCACTTTTGCTCTAAAGTATACATAACGCCAGAATGTAATTCGTGTGCATTGTCCTCAAGCCAATCTTGGTCTACCCATCGATAATCATCATTTTCCCAATCTAATCTAACTGGTTTTGATTCAAATGATTCTGACACCTTTATAATAAAAGTAGTATATTTAAAGCCGTCTTCATCATCTTTATAAATAGTCTTATCGATTACATCATACTTATCTAATGATAAACCAGTTTCTTCTTCTAGTTCACGAATAGCTGAATTTAGGGCAGATTCACCAGCATCAATGGCACCTCCGGGGATACCCCAAGTACCCCCTTCGGTAACTTCTTCTGAACGTAGAAGCAAGAATATACGCTCTCCAGTAGTTAGCAAGACACCGCTAGCTTTGTCTCCCCAATGACCTTTGGACGTATATTCTGTTTCTTTTAATGCCTCTTTAATTAAAGAAATTAGATGTGACTTGGTTAGCTTCATCTAATTATACTTCAGAATTTACAATCTTGCCAGTTTTTGGACTTGTATATTGTATTGTAAATACTAATTCATTATAACTCATATCGACACCAGTAATTGTTGCCTCTATTTCTTTATAGCCAGCGGTAGCACCAAAATGTCTAGTTAATTTAACTTTTATACCTGCAAATTTCTCACCTACTCTGCGATAAGCTTCATCATCAGATGGGCGTGGCACAGGTCCACGGGTAGCGGTGCGACGAATACGACGTAATTCTTCTACAGCTTTATCCTTTAATTCATAAATATTATCTTCTGTATAAACTTTTTCAGAAGCTCCCATATCTCCAGAACCTTCCATACCTTCGGAACCCATCATATCATCTAAGGCTTCTTTAATCATATTACGCAACATCAATTTATTAAGTTTCATTTGCCTTCTCCTTATAAAACAAAAGCTACCATTAAATAGTAGCTTTTGTTGGTTTATGCAATCATTTTAAGTTGAGAAGTTACGGAACGCACAGAAAAACCCCAAGAATCATCGTAGTTTGGCTTTGCCATATAAACACGATTCTTGTGAACATGCTCATTTGGCTTTACGCCCCAACAACGAACTTGCGTAAGTTTATTGGTATCATCGATAACTTCAAGAACAAGATAATCCTTGCCTGTCTGTGTACGCTTCTTGATTACGTTACGAACGATAAACCACGCTACTCCAAGCTCTTCGTCGTATTCTCCGATTGGTGGGACATATTTTTCCTCCAGACGTTTAGCAACATCTGTAGGCATAACCATAGAGACAGGATATTCGCCCGTAAGGTCTGTAATATACTCAATCTTTTCTTCATCGCTAAAATCTCCTTCTGGCTTATAAAGCTCAATGTTTTCATGTAGTTTCTTCTTGTTCTTTGGACGGTCAACTGCGACCGCAGACCAGAAGTGTTTAGCACCAGTAAAGCGGCTATCAATCAGACTATTACAAGCACCAGCACGGATAAGAACATCAAGAGCTTTCTTGTTGAACTTACTGTAAGATACTGCCTCGTTAAAAAGGAGTTCTTCTGCACTCTTGAATGGACGGTTCTTCATAATCTGTTCCATCGCTGCTTCACCAAGACCCTTGATGCAAGTAAGGGGCTGAATCATTTCCTTACCATCCTCAGAGATTTCCCAAGTTGTACCAGACTTATTGATATCAAGCGGAGAAATGCTATAACCTAGAGACTTGACGAGGTTGATTGCCTTCTCTTTGCGATTGATTTTATCGTCCTTGTTCTGGTCTTGCTCAGACTCTTTCTCCAAAAAGGCGCAAAGCCATTCGGACTCAAAGTAAGTGGCAAGCCAAGCACATTGATATGAAAGGACAGAATAACAAACGGCGTGAGACTTATTGAAGCCGTAACCAGAGAAATACTCAAAGGTTTCCCAAAGCTGCTGTGCGGCCTTCTCCGCAAGCCCCTTGTCAACGCAGCCAGAAATGAACTTCGCGTGAATCTTGTCCTTCTCTTCAAAGCCCTTACCTGTTCCCTTCTTGGTAAGTAGTTTACGGAGTTTGTTACCTTCATCAAGCGATACGTCCTTTCCAAGCTTGTGGGCTAGAAGAGCAATTTGCTCTTGGAAAATAAGGAAGCCGTAAGTCTCTTTTGTTACTTCCTTGATTAGAGGATGTGCATAGCGCACCTTGTATGGGTTTTCCTTGGCATCTGCAAATTGCGTATCTACACCAGCAGATAGAGGTCCGGGGCGATAGATAGAGGTAATAGCAGAAAGGTCAATGATATTATTGGGCTTTACACGCTTACAGAAATCCTGCGCTCCACGCTCTGTAAATTGGAAGATACCAACCCATTTACCTTCGTGGAAGATATTGTCATAAACCTTCTTGTCAGAAAGATTGATTTTCTCTGGGTGCAGGTTGTCCTCATAGAACTTACGAACATCATCAAATGTTGGATTTGGGTTATTGTGGTGACGCTTGAGAATATGACGAATTGCAGTCTCAATCATCTTGAGAGTTGCAAGGCCAAGAATATCGAACTTAATGAAACCCATTGGCTCAAGGTGACGAACGTTTTGACCCTCTGACCAAGGAGTTTGACGTACACCATCAGAGTTAATAAGAGGCATATATTGGTCAAGATTCTCACCAACTACAACACCACCAGCGTGACGGGAACAGGAGCGAACCTGTCCGTAGAGAATATCAATATGTGTGGCAATATGAGGATACTTCGCAAGAAAGTCCTGTAGAGACTTGGAGTATTCCTTGACTTCCTCAAATGTAGGTACATATACACCAGCTTTCATGCCATGAGCCTTCTTCGCAAGCGGAGTGGCTTCTGACATCATTTTAGATGTTACCTCATTTACTTCCTTGAATGGAATATCGTAGAACTTGCTGATATCCTTGACGAGAGACTTGAGTTGTAGTGTATTCCAATTAGAAATAGGAACTACGGTAGTATCGCCCCACTCGTTGATAAGCTGCTCCTTAAGTACCATTGGGTCAGATACGTCATAGTCAATATCGGGAAACCCATCTTGATTCTTGGTCATAAAACGCTCAAAGAGTAGACCGTGCTTGATTGGGTCTACCTGTGTGATACCAAGCGAATATGTGACAAGAGAACCAGCCGCAGAGCCGCGTCCGGGGCCTGTAAGTTGAACTGCCATTGCACGGTCGCTAATAGCCTTCATGGTAAGAAAGTATTTAGAGAAATTCTGCTTCTCGATAACTTCAAGCTCCATATTCATACGCTCTACATACTCTGGCTTATCAAGCAAGCCAAGATTGCGTAGACCCTCAATAGAGTAGTGCTTTAGAGCCTCACCAGCAGTAAAACCAGCAGGTACGACGAAATCTGGCAGACGAACCGTAGTGTCTGGCATAAAGTTATCGATACGCTCATGTGCAATATGATAAGTGTTTGTGATAGACTCCATCACAAGCGAATCATCATAATCAGAATCAGCGGAATACTTCTTGTAAGCAGCCCACATTTGGTCGCCGTTCTTTGGATAAAGTTCGTAACCAATCTCTTCTACACCACTAGGAAGCTGGCCTTGGCCCTCTGCCCAATCGGGACGACCCTTGCCAAGCCAACCAAGACGCTTGTAAAGCTCGCGGTCTTTCCAAGCATCGGGATTGGGATAGTGGCTATCGGCAGTAGAAACAAGCTTAATGCCAAATTCATTATGCATTCTAATA